ATTCGGTTACCTGTTGGTGACCTTGCTAAAGACGATGCAGTCTTATTAATGTGGGTAGTTGATCCTTTACTAGACAAAGCATTTGAAGTAATCAATGCGTGGGGTTTCAAGTACAAGACAGTAGGTTTTACTTGGGCGAAAACGAATCGTATCAAAATGGGTTTCTTTACAGGTCTTGGTTATTGGACTAGAGGTAATCCAGAAATGTGTTTATTGGCAACTCGTGGGAAACCTAAAAGGCTAAATAAAAGTATACCACAATTAGTTGTGGACCAAAGACGAGAACACAGTAGAAAACCAGATATAGTATATGACCATATTGAAAAGATGTTACCAGGACCTTATATTGAATTATTTGCTCGTAGAAAACGAGAAGGCTGGACTAGTTGGGGAAATGAAGTATGATTTGGGACTTGACTCTTTCAATATTATGTGTTATAATGATCTATGGTTTTGCCGTATGGTTATTAATGAAATGGAATAATGAACAATTATAAAAGATATACATTACAAGATACTTTAGATAGTGAGAAAAGAGCACTATTTAATGTACTATCAACTTTCGCTGGTGGTGGTGGTTCATCAACTGGTTATAGATTGGCTGGTGGTAAGATACTAGCGATTAATGAGTTTGTACCTGAAGCACAAAATACTTACAGAGAAAATTATCCTAACACTACAATAGTGCCAGGTGATATAAAAGAATTGACAGGTACATATCTTATGGAACAAGCTGGTGTGAAAGTTAGTGAGTTAGATATATTAGATGGCTCTCCTCCTTGTTCAGCGTTTAGTATGGCAGGTTCAGTATCTCATGGTGAGGGTAGAACTCACGCAGATGCGTTTGGTAAAAAGAAACAGTATTCAGATATAAAGGGTGTAGAGAATGTTGAAGATTTATTCTTTGAATTTTTAAGAGTGGCTAAAGATATAAAACCAAAAGTTATTATTGGTGAGAATGTTGAAGGTTTGACTATGGGTGAAGCCAAAGAGTATTTTCATAAGATACAAAATACATTTGAAGAAATAGGTTATCTTATAGTTGCTAATGTATTAGACGCAAGTTATTTTGGTGTACCACAATCTCGTAAAAGATGTTTCTTCATAGGTGTAAGAGAAGATGTTGCTGAAAAAGTTGGTATAAACTTTATGACTATGTATCAATTGTATCCTGATAAGAATGATTTTAGAACTACACTTGGCGAAGCAATTAATGATATTGTAAATGAAGATAAAGAAGAACTAGATTATTTGTTTGATAAGATTAGTCCAGAAAAAGCTGTAGGTAAAACATTAATGAAAATGCCTAAGGATCCTGACAAAGTATTGACTGGTATGGACTACCATGAGAAAGGTCATCACTTTAATTTAAAAAGATCAAGTTTAAGAAAACCTTGTCCAACAATTACTGCGATGGGTAATCTTGCTGGTGTTGCTGGTACTTGCCACCCAATAGAAGACAGAAAGTTTACTATAAAAGAATTAAAAAGAATTATGTCGTTACCTGAAGACTTTAAATTGACAGGTAAACATAAACAACAATCAGAACGGATAGGTCGTATGGTTCCACCGTTGATGATGAAGGCACTTGCTGAAAGTGTTTATAACAAAGTGTTAAAACCATATAAGGAGTTAAACAATGACTAAATTTACTTTTGCTACAAGTAAGGAAGGCTTTGATAATCACATAGATAAATCTGTTCGTGGTTATAGTCATTTATGGGGTGATATACTTAACCTATCAAAATATTTCGTAGAAGACTATACGCAAGTTGTTGATATGGGTTGTTCTTCAGGTAAACTATTAAAAGGTATGATAGAACAAAATGTTAAGAATATTCCTCACGCACAATATACAGGTATAGAAATAGAAGAAGATTTTTTTGGTGATTATACGCATGATGAAAATAAGTATCATCAATTAAATTACTTTAGAGGTGATGTAAGAGAGTTTGATTTTCAAAACTGTTCTTTGGTTACTTCTATATTTACTTTACAATTCATGTCACCAAAAGATAGACAAGAAGTAATTAATAAAATTTACAAAGGTCTTAATACTGGTGGTGCGTTTATCTTTTCAGAAAAAACTTTTAGTTGTAATCCAAGGGTACAAGATATGATGACCTTTATGTTTTATGATTATAAAAGACAACACTTTTCTGATAAAGAAATACTTGACAAAGAAGTAACGCTAAGGCATATGATGAAACCAAATACAAAAACTGAATTGTATAAAATGGTACAAGATGCTGGCTTTGAAATACATACTTTTTGGCAGAACTTTAATTTCGTTGGTATTGTCGCTTTAAAGAAATAATAAATATTTCTATGGCGATTACTAAAACGGATTACATAGATAAAAAAGAATATTGGGATTTTCAACGTAAAATAGAATACAATAGAGAAGTAATATATTTTATGGCTGATAAATTTAAACACAGAGTGTATAATGATTTTGGTATGATCTCTATTGACGAACTAAAAAAAATATTATGGACAAGAGTACAACCCGAAGATTATGAAAATCCTAGAAAAGGTTATGTACCAGAGGATCCAAAATTGAGAATAGAGGGTGAAGGAGACCCCTATTTACCTAAAATTATGATACCACATGAACATGAGGGTTGACATTTTAAGTAGAATGATATATAATAAGAACAATAATTTATGGAGGAATTGAAGTGAGTGATTTTTTAAAAGATATAATAAAAGAAACTGGTAATGAATATGCTGGTTTAGTAAGTGATGGTATTGACAGCGCTGATGTCACAAGTTTTATAGACACAGGCTCGTATTCATTTAACGCATTACTATCTGGTAGTATCTATGGTGGTATGCCAGGAAACAAGATTACAGCAATCGCTGGTGAAGCCGCAACAGGTAAAACATTTTTCGCACTAGGTATATGTAAAGCATTTTTAGATAAGGATCCTGAAGCAGGTATTATCTATTTTGAATCAGAAAGTGCTATCTCAAAAGATATGATTGAGAGTAGAGGTATTGATTCTAAAAGAATGGTTATCGTACCAGTTGCCACAGTACAAGAATTTAGAGCTCAATCAATTAAAATATTAGACAAGTACATAGAACAACCAGAGAAGAATAGAAAACCTTTGATGTTTGTACTAGACAGTTTAGGTATGTTATCTACTACAAAAGAAATGGAAGATACTGCCGCTGGTAAAGAAACAAGAGATATGACTAGATCACAAATAGTCAAGTCAACATTTAGAGTATTAACATTGAAACTTGGTAAAGCAAATATACCAATGATTATGACTAACCACACATATGATGTCATAGGTTCAATGTTCCCTCAAAAAGAAATGGGCGGTGGTAGTGGTTTAAAATACGCAGCCTCATCAATCATCTATCTTGGTAAAAGAAAAGACAAAGAAGGTACCGAGGTCGTTGGAAACATTATACATTGTAAAAATTTTAAATCTAGGTTAACAAAAGAAAACGCACAAATAGATGTAAAACTTACTTACAAAAAAGGTTTAGACAAATATTATGGTCTTATAGAACTCGGTGAAGAAGCTGGTATCTTTAAGAAAGTATCTACAAGATATGAAATGCCAGATGGGTCTAAAGTCTTTGGTAAGAACATCAACGATAATCCAGAGAAGTATTTTACAAAGGAAGTGTTAGACAAAATAGATGAACAAGCAAAACGAAAATTCCAATACGGATCAGACGAAGAAGACGCCGATTAAAAGATACGCCTTTGCTCAAAAAGAAGGCGATGACTTTAGTTGTATCAAACTGCTAGATGGCCAATACGAAGGTATCATCTATAAGTATGATAAGGTTGCGTTTGAACAAGCACCTTTAGATGGTAGCGATATACCATTAAGATTTACATATGACATTATGACAAATCCTAATGAGGAAGATATACTTTCAGATGATTTTAGAAATTACATTGGTGATATACTTGTGGAAATAGTAGATCAACAATTAAAAGAAGGTAAGGCAGATTTTGGAAAATAATTTTATAGCAACATATGATAATGTATTGTCTAAAGATCAATGTCAACATCTTATAGATAAGTTTGAAGACAGTCAGGTACAGTGGCAGAAGACAGAACTAGAAGATCATAGGTCATTTACTGAAATTAATATAAACGCATATGAAGATTGGAAAGAATATGAAAAAATAATCTATACTACATTAAGACCATACATTGACAAATATGCTGAAAAATTTAAGATTACACATAACTGGCCAGATAAATTTGGTTGGGAACAAATTAGATTTAAGAAGTATGAAGTAAATGGAAAAGACGAGTTTAAAGAACACGTTGACGTTATGGATTACGCTAGTGCCAAAAGATTTTTAGTATTCTTTTTATATCTAAACGACAATACTGGAGGGTTGACAGACTTCCCAGAATATGATACAATGATTAAACCAAAGGCTGGTAAGTTATTAATGTTTCCACCATTGTGGACACATAAACATATTGGTCATAAACCTTTAGAACAACCAAAGTATATAGTAGGAAGTTATTTACATTACGCATGAACGATAGAATAGAAAATACAATATTAAATAATCTTTTCTTTAATGAACCATTTACAAGAAAAACTATTCCATTTCTTAAAGAAACTTACTTTACTAAGCGTGATTA